AAATAAGCCGTTCTATAACTTTTGTATGAGGGTTCGACTCCCGTCTAGTCCACTATTTAAGAAAATCCAGTGTTTATGCGGATTCGGAAGAAAACGTTGAGAACACTGGATTTTTTGTGACTTTTTATATTTCCAAATGAGAAACAAGAAGTCTTATTTTGAAAGTAAAAAAACAAAGTGGATGACATGAAAGATGACACGAATCAAAGAAGATGGTTTTCAAAATATCCGTTTGCCTGATCGGAATATTTTTTTGAAAAATCCGATCTGGTACCGCGGTATACCTGATTCAGAACAGTGTTGGTTTTCCAACCTCCACGCTCCATGATGTATGCTTCTGGCACACCCATTGCGTGCATGATTGTGGCTGCATAGTGACGCAGATCATGGAAACGAAAATGTGGCAATCCAAGTTTTTTTATCGTGCGTCCGAAATCATGCGTAATCATATCCGGGTTAAGATTGCAGATTTTACCGGAAACAGGAAGTTCTTTAATGACTTTATCTGGATATTCAACATAACGATCAGATGTACTATTTTTGGCAACTGATTTTAGTACCCATTTATAATTTTGATTCTTTACCATTGTTTGATGAACATGCACTGTATTTCCTTGTATGTCATCTGCATATAATCCACACACTTCTGATCTTCGTAATGTTCCAATAGATGCAAGAAGAATTGCAACGTATAGATCATAGTTTGCTGTTTTGGTATAGGAAAGCAATGATTGCAGTTCTTCGTCCTTTGGAATATAGTATTGTAAGATTTCTTTTTGGGGCATAGTAACACGAAATGATGCATCCGGTATTTGCAGGCGTATGACCGCACAGAGTAGGCTGTATGCGTTTCGAACGGTCTTGGGCGAATGTTTCCCCGCAAATTCATTTATAAAGCCAACAACTGTGTTCTGGTCAATTTCTGATACATCCATATCTTTGATTGGATCGTAATATTTTTCCATCTGCCGGTAACCGCGCAGGGTGGACGGAGAGAGCACATTGGATTTGGATTCTATGTATCTGGCAAGGGCATCTTTGAATGTGATTCTGTCCGGTGTGGCGCGTTCTTCGGCATAATTCAGTGCCAGCCGTTCTGCTTCACGCTTGGTTGCTGCTGTAAATGATTTGTAGTGTTTCTTTCCGTTTTCATCTTCACCCAGAAAGAGCCGTGCCCTCCAAGATCCGGATGGTAATTTCCTTGCATTCATGTGTCATTCCTCCTAAAAATAGGCGCAAAAATAGCGCGGTAGTTGATTTATCGCGCTCCGAATGATACAATATGCTTGTTCAGGGCGTGTATCTTCGGAGCACGTTTGCCGCTCTGGTGTTTCAGCATCGGGGCGGTTTTTATTTAATTTACTTTCCAAGTATTTCCACAGTTTTGGCAAATTGCAACAGTGTGGTTGATGGTTTTATCGGCATGTACGTTAATTCCGCCAAGGCTATGGCGTTTAAAGAATAAATTCCACCACCAACCGATCAAAATGAAATATAAAGGTTTCCACCACCAACCGATAATAATCCAGTAAAGGCAACTATGGCCTTTGGAAGTCTGAATGGTTACTTTGTTTGTGCCTGCTCCGATGCTTCCGGTTTGTTCCCTTTGAAATGTAATGTTGTTGCTACTACATTTGGGGCAAGTTGCTTGTGCCATAATAAATTCCTCCTTATATGTGATTAATCATATTTTGCAATTTATCTCTATCCCATAGTTTTACTCCCAATGCTTTTGCTTCCTCCTGTGCCTGCTGCGTAAAATATTGATTTGTGAGTACAACAGCAATATCTTTATGATATAAACTCTTTCCGGTATGTGCCTGTTGCACAGCAGCATTTCCAATATTGGAAGAGTAGCATTTACACTGGATTGCGTAAGTTATATCGTCTTTTTCAGCGAGGATGTCAATGCCGTGATCCCCACTTCCTTGTGTTACTTCAACATTTGTAAAACCATTGTTTTCTAATACCCCAGCACAATAATGTTCAAATTCTAACCCGCTCATAGTGTCAAAATTTTTATAACCATTTTTGCTTTCGGGAGAGTATATATCATCAAGAGTATTTTCTTCCCCTGTCAAAATTGCTCCATCTAACATCCTTTGCAAAGTCTGGAAATCGACAAGCACAGTTCTTGGTGTTGTCCCAACCTCTGGCCCGACAATTCCAGCAGCTTCCAACTGATTCATTATTGTCATTGCGCGATTGAAACCAATTTTTAATTGCCTTTGTAACGTTCCAATAGTTGCCTTCTTATTATTTACTACAATATCCGCAGCTTCTATGAAAAAAGGATCTGCATCCGGCATATATATCGGTGTAGCCTTGGAACGTTTGTTGAATTTTTCTATTGCTGCAGGTTTAGATGCAATAACCTTATGTAAATCATCGGAAGGCTTACTGTCAAATGGAACAAAATCTTCATAGCTTGTTAATTCTGTTAGTGCATCGACCATTTTATCATATGTGGCATAGAATTCATTTTCGTTCAATGTTGTATTGACTATTTCGGCAAGATGATTGCATTTTTCGAGTAATAAAGAAGCCTCTTTTATATTTTCATATTCGCTTTTAAATCGATGTTTAATTTTTTTAAAAATCATATCGCATAAATTCCTTGTCAAAAAGGTTCGCTTTTAAAGTTCATAATTTTTTTATCATATCCCGCAATTCTTGCAATCTGATCTGCCGATATGCCTGGATTTTCTAAAATCAATTCGTCTGGTATAAGTAGCTCAGCGGCGAATGTATTTGCTTCAATTTCCATCTTGGATGTGAGCAGTAAAGTTTTGTTTCTTATAAAGTAACAATTCTCTTTCCTGTGCATAATCGAGTGTGCAAGCTCATGAGCCATTACGAGCCGCATTTCATTTTCTTCCAGATCTTCGTTCAGAAATACGCATTTATGGTTTTTTAGAAACATATAACATCCAGCGCGACTGCCAAGCTCTCCAACCTGAACTTCTACATTCAAGTATCTGGCAAGATCATATGGATTTCTGGTATTAAATTTTCTTACATAATAATTGACTAACTGTTTTATGTCTTTTCTCAATTATGTAACACCTACTTTTTGTTTTTGTTAGGATTATATTTTTCTTTATTGATCGGTTTTAATTTGCGCATCATCAATTCTATTTGTCCGAGCAGCAACTCGGCATCATCTTTTGGTATCGGTTCTCCGTCATAGGATAGTGGACCAGCAGATTCATCTAATAATTTGTTGCGCATATTTTCCATGTCTTTGGCAATATCTCTTTCATCCGATGCAGTAATGGCATAAGGATCATCTATTTGTGTTCCCCCTGTCATTAGATAGTCCATTGTTACATTGAAGTATTCGCATATTGCCTTTGCCGTTTTTGCAGAGCATTCAGAACCTTTATTTTTCCATGTACTTATTGTAGATGAATTAATTCCAGTATCTTTGCAAAAACGATACGGTGTTATGCCTTTTTCCTTGCATAGCTTTTCAAATATTTCATACATAATTTTCCCTCTTTCTAAAATATCTCGGGAAAACGAAATAAAACTATTGACAAGTTCGGTATAACGAGATATAGTATAGACATACCTCGGTAATACGAACTGATTCGTTGACCAGACGAGATAATTCGGTTTAGTGATTTAATTCGTTTTGACAAACTTAATATATCACTAAACCGAGGTATACACAAGTATAAAATCCATACAAAAAGGAGGGATATTTTTGTCGAAAATGTACACTTGTGACGAAGTTGCAGAGAGATACAAGGTAAAAGTCATTACGGTATGGGATTGGATTCGCCAGAAGAAACTCAATGCAATCAAGCTCGGCAGAGAATACAGAATTTCTGAGGATGACTTGGCAATGTTTGAGAATGAGCGAAAAACAATTCGTACCTAAGAGCAGGGTATAGCATTGTGCGTCCAATAAAAAGGACAACAGAAAGGAGCGTGAGTATGTCATTAGAAAGTAACATAGCAGGATTTATTAAGAAAAGAGGAGTTAACTTATCTGCTATGGCAAGAGATACTGGAATTGCGTATATGTCGCTTTATGACAGCCTTTTTAATGACAGACGGAAAAGACCGTTGAAGGCGAGCGAGTTTCTAGTAATATGCGAATTCCTTGGTGCTTCACCTGCAGATTTTGTGGAAAAGAAAGAACCAATAAAAAATAGTCCCAAGTGCGGGAACACTTAGGACTATCAAGGCTACAGAAGAGCATATGCAGGAGTTCCAGCAGAAGGGAGAGTGAACGTGGAAGAGATATTTACTACTGAGCAATATGTAAACTCTTCTCAAGTGAAAGTGTCTTTCGGAGTGTCATGTGACGATTGGTGCTTAATTCAACAGTCAGAGACTTGGAAGAGACTTCAAAGTTTCCTTGAGGAAACAAAAAGTAAACATAACCAGATGTCCCTGAGAGAGAAGGTAAGTTTATTGGGAGGGAAGCTGAATGAATAGCTTCTTGGTAAGTTTGCCCATTATTCAGAGTTCGGCTAACAGTTTTTACGATCTCTGGGGTATGGACACAGCTGTACAAAACGCAATCGTTCCATACGCAGATGTCTGTTATAGAAATTGGTAGCCTTGAGTGATTTGTAAATGACATGTAAACAATGAGTGCATCATTGGAAGGGCAATATTCAACAATGTTGCAATCAATGCTTATGCGGTGCCAGTAAAAAGTCATGATGACTGAATAGGCAGTTCCTAGTGAACCAATTAGGGCAAGAACAAAAGTAAATATATTCATAGAATTTTTCTCCTTTGCTTTTTATAGAGCATACCACAAATGGAGAAAAAGCAACAGAAAGGAGCGTGAGAAAATGCCAAAAACGAATCTTGCGCAGAGCACCACAAAGAAGAAAATGGCATATGTTCGTGGAATGATGGCGGGCGGACAGGCGCAACAAAGTAAAGATCCGGCAGACCTTGCACCGAAGTATGGTGTCACGGAGAAAACAATCCAAAACTGGATCAGAAAGCCGGAAAGAATGAATGTCGAGAACTTTTTCCGTCTGGCTGATGATCTTGGATTGAAGATCACAGTTGAGTTTCGGAACATCCCGGAATAGGAGCAGGACATGAAAGAAAGAACATTTAAAATCGGAATTGTAGTTATGGCGCTTGGCGCAATGGCTATGGACTCGAAAGGAGTTGGCTGGATGATTGCCGCAGGAATGGTAATTGCTGGCGCGGTGATCGCACATGTGGCATACACACTCGAGAGAGTGGAAAAAGAGCGGAAGGAAACCGAGCACCGTATACAGCAACTTCGGAAATCTGCGTGAAAGGAGAGATATGCATATCAGTGATATAAGACCTGTATATCCGGACAAGCACATTCAAAATCCATCGTACCCACGGAAGGGAAAGAAGAATGAAGGGGATTTCAAAGAAGTGCTGGAGCTGGAAATAAAAAAGATGGAATCATCCAACCGTGCCGAGTGAAATGATTCCATACATTGGGGTTAGTTTCTTCTATACAGAAACTAAAAGGAACATTAAAAAATGCCTTGATCTTATTTTACAGGAAATATCTTAAATGTGCAAGTAAAATTATGAATTTAGAACAGATTAAAAGCCTTGTGGCAGCTTATCTAAGCTGTAAAGATACAGAAAAAATAATAAATGATGCAGGATCATTTCTGTTTACAGAAGCATCGTGTCCGCTTTTGGACAAGCCACGGGAAGAAATATTTGCAGCGCTGATCGATGGATTGAGCGATACTGACGCAGATCGCGTGTATGATCTGCTGCAACAAGGCAATGCAGAGGATATTTACCTTATCCGGATTGGAGCGTTGCATGAGTAATGTACCGGATAATTATGATTTCTTCCAGCAACATGAAGCAGAGCAGGACGCGGAATTGGAGAAATGCCCGGTATGTTCCTGCTGTGGAGATCCGATCCAGGACGAATACCGTTATGTTATCGGAGACGAAAATTATTGCGAGGATTGTATGATCTCTTGTTTCCGGGTGCCGAATTTTTAAAGATAGGAGGGATGCGCGATATGAGCACACAGAATGTATTTGAAATATTGGATGCAATAAACGTAAATGATTATACGGAAGTAAAGGATACCGGTAAGGCAAAGCTGACCTATTTATCATGGTCGAAAGCATGGGAAGAGGTAAAAAAGCGTTTTCCAGAGGCTACATATGAAATCCGTAAGTTTGGAGAAAAAAGTCTGCCGTATGTGTATGACGAGAATACCGGTTACATGGTATTTACTACTGTAACCATCGAGGGTATTTCCCATGAAATGTGGCTGCCGGTGATGGACGGAAAGAATAAGGCAATGAAATCACAGCCGTATGAGTACAAAACAAAATACGGAAGTGGCCGTGTAGATGCCGCAACGATGTTTGACGTAAATACCGCAATCATGCGTTGTTTAACAAAGAATCTTGCAATGTTTGGACTCGGACTTTACATCTACAACGGAGAAGATCTTCCGAATATGGAAAAAGATGAAAACCTTACTAAACCGGTAGATGCTGCGCATATAAGCGCGCTGAAAAAACAAATAGAAAGAACCGGCGTGAGTGAAAAGAAACTGTTGTATGCGATTGGATGCAAATCTATGGAAACGATCACTATTAAGAGTTTTGAGCGCGCAATGGAGATGTTTAAGAATACACCGGATAAGGAAGTGGGTGCTTGATGGAAACAACCGGCAAACTTACCGGAGCCAGCCGGACATTTGATGGAAACGGCATCATCTTAACGTTCGAGGTTGATGCTTCTGCATCCGGTCAAATTAAAGAAATGAAGAAAGATGATCTGCTTCGGATAAAGGCGGTTAAGTATCGCCAGAAGCGTAGCCTTGATGCCAATGCATACGCATGGGCACTTATGACCAAGATTGCCAATCATCCGGATATCTCTTCCAGCAAAGAAGATGTATATGAGGATATGCTCCAGAAATATGGAATCTTTTACGAAGACGAAGATGGATATATCACTATTACAGTCAAAAAGACGGTAGATATGACAAAGGTGTCTGGCCATTGGAAACATATTAAAGATAACGGTAATTTTGCAGCCTATCTGATGATCAAAGGTTCCAGCGAATACAACACCGCAGAAATGGCACATTTTATTGACCGGATCGTGGAAGAGGCACAGGAGCTTGGAATTGAGACAGCCACACCGGATGAATTGGAACGCATGAAGCAGGAATGGGGTGCAGCATGAAAAGGCCCTGGAGCGTATTTACAGATGATATGGACCACTGCTATTTTACTGGAACAGCTCCGGTGGAGAGACACCATATCTGGGGCGGTTCCAACCGGAAGAATAGCGAGAAGTATGGTTTTGTGATCCCACTCCGGCCGGATCTGCATCCGAATGGAGCACAGGCAGGGAAGAACGCTGCGGAAATAGACTTGAAACTTAAGCAAATGGCGCAGAAATATTTCGAAGAACACTGCGGAACCAGAGAGGACTTCCGGAGAATCTTCGGGAAATCGGTATTGTGAGGTGATTGAGTGATACAAATTAAAAATATTCCATACGGGCATGAGAACGCTGTACAGCGTCCATCTAACCCGATAGAGGATCGGAGATTGAGAAGCAAAATCGAAAAGGCAAATCGGGATGCTGATTGTATTATAAATGTTGGGAATGGTTATTATCGCCCGATTCCCGGAGACCTGACCGATGAATCGGAGCTTAACGAATATCTTGCCAAGGAGTTATCCAGAGCGAGAAAAATATTATCTAAACGGCTGGCAATGCGCCAAACGTTCGAAAGGTGGCGAGAAATTGGAATACTTACTGATAATTCAAGGGAGACTGGATAATCTGAACGATTACATATCTGCAGAGCGCACGAACCGGTATAAGGGAGCCCAGATGAAATCCCGGAGTGAAGCAGTTGTAATCAATGCGGTTCGGCAATGCATGAGGGGCGTGAAGATTGAAAAGCCGGTATACATGGAATACACCTGGTATGAGCGCAATAAGCGGAGGGATTTGGATAATATATCATCCTACGGGCGCAAAGTCATACAGGATTCACTGGTGTATGCTCACGTACTTAAAAATGACGGATGGAAAGAGATAACTGGTTTTTCAGATAAATTTTATGTAGATGCAAAGAATCCCCGGATTGAAGTGCTGATTCGGGAGGTGGAGTGATTGGATGGCAACTACATAAAGCTGAGCCGCGGGCTACTGGAATGGGAATGGTACACAGATATCAATACAACCCGGCTGTTTATCCATATGCTTCTGAAAGCCAACTGGAAGGATGGAAATTTCAAAGGGACAACGGTTCCACGTGGATCGTTTGTCTCATCCATCGGGAAGCTGTCGGGCGAAACAGGGCTTACGGAGCGCGAAATCCGCACCGCAATTTCACATCTGAAAAAGACAGGCGAAGTGACAAGCAAAACGACAAACAAATTTACTGTATTTACAGTGGTTAAGTACGATTTGTACCAGACAACCGACAAGCAAAATGACAGGCAACCGACAGGCAACCGACATTCTAACGACATTCAACCGACAACAATAGAAGAAAAGAAAGAAGGGAAGAAGGAAAGAAACACACCCCCTATATCCCCCGTGGAACGGTTTGCAGATTTTGCCGCAGCCTATCCGAAAACCTGCACTGGTTATCTGGCAGAGATGGAATACTGCAATGCGGTTGATGCCGGAGTGTCGGAAGCTGGCCTGATTGCAGCGGCAGAGAATTATGCTATTGCCTGCCAGCGGAAAAAGACACCAGCCCGGTACATCAAGAACCCGGAGAACTTTTTGAAAGAAAACCTGTTTATGCAATACCTGGAAGGAGTGGATGATGGACCAGCAGATGAAAAACATGATCAACGGAATACTGGAGCGCGTGAGAAGTCGCTCAACGAATTGCTCGCAGAACGCGGAATCTCCGGAGAGTTCGAAGGATTCTGATGTTTGCCCGGTCTGCCACGGCAGCGAGTGGATTTTAACGGAAAAGAACGGCATTGAAACAGCAACACCGTGCAAGTGCCGGGAGCGTGCGATTATGTCGCGTCGGCTGCGCTTTGCAGATATCCCGGAAGCGTTCCGGGGAATGGATTTGAAAACCTTCCGGGTGGATGTGTACCGGCAGCCGGACAGCAAAAAGAAAGTGGCGGATGCCTGCCGGATAGTAAAAGCCTATCTCAGTGATTTTGAACACCAGAGGGAGCAGGGCATGGGTTTGTTTATCTGGTCCCGGACGAAAGGGAGCGGGAAAACCCGGATTGCCGCCGGAATCGCCAACGGGCTGATGAAAAATTATGCGGTCAAGTTCGCGGTGTCCTTAACAATCCTGCAGGAGATTAAAAATACATGGCGGCGGGATGCGGAATACAGTGAGAGCCGGTTACTGGGTGCGCTTAGTACGGCGGATGTGCTGATTATCGATGATTTCGGAGTAGAAGCACCGGCTGCATGGATCAACGACAAGCTGTACCAGATCATCAATGAGCGTTATATAAATCGGAAAGTGACGATTTTCACAAGTAATGAATCTCTGGAAACGCTGCAGTATGATGACCGCATCACGAACCGGATCAAGGAGCGAACCTACCAGATCGCATTCCCGGAAGAAAGCGTGCGGGATCATATCGCAGAGCTGCATCAGGAGGACATGATCCGGAAGCTGATGGACGGTTGAAACACCAGCGAAAGCAAAAGAAACCATTGCAAGTGCGGAATTATAGTTATCACAAAAGCCATGTTCTTAACTTGCCGACACCGGGGCGGCAATCGCCCCATTACCAAAAGGGGTGAGAGAAATACATAAAAGCAATAAGGACAAACGTCTGGAGCGTGAAAATATAAAGCTGATCGGGCAGATCCAAGGATACGAAGATTCCAAGCCGGAACATCGGGACCCGAAAGCATACAAGAAATTTAAGGCAGAGCCTACTTACTACGGCAGTGGCAGGATTTGCAGCTATGGTGACAAGACGAAGGTTTGCGATCCAGGCTGTATATTTTGGAACACATGCGTTAAAGGGCGGCACAGAGAGGAGGCGTAGAAATGGGAGTTTTGCTTGCATTATCAACCTTATTTATATGGGGTCGGCTGGTTAATATTGATTGCGACCTAAAAGATATCAGCGAAGAACTGAAAAAGATGAATGAAAGGAGAAATGATGGAAGATAGATATTTATTCAGGGCAAAGAGACTTGATAATGGGGAATGGGTGCAAGGAGCATTACTTGACGGAGAAAATCATTGTCTTATAGGGCAAGAAATAAAATTTAGCCCATACTTAGAACACGAATGCAAGATTGTCGGATATGAAGTGGACAGAGATACAATCTGCCAATGCACCGGATTTAAGGATAAGAACGGCAAGTTGATCTGGGAGAATGACATTTTGATGTGTCATGGAAACTCGGAAGACCTTGTAAAAGCCGTTTTTGGAGAATTTAATTTAATCAACGCAGAAACACTGGAAGTTATTGACCGTGTTATTGGTTGGCATTATGAGGTTGTTCCAACAGATGCGCTAAGCAAGTGTGAGCCGTTCTGCTTTCCAATGCCACTTACAGAGGAATATGTAAAGACATGCGAAATGGAAGTTGTTGACAATCCGGAACTGTTGGAGGTGTAGCCATGACGATTGATGAAGCAATAGCACACGCAAGAGAAGTTGCAAAGCGCAGGATGGCTGAGTACGAAAATCATTATGATAAAGATGCACATTATTATCCGACACAGTGTAAAAAATGTGCCGAGGAGCATATACAACTTGCGGAGTGGTTGGAAGAGTTAAAGCAGTACCGCGTAATCGGCACACCGGAAGAATGCATGCGGAATAAGGATTTCTTGGATTTTCTTTCGGACAAAATGAACCCGAACGATTTTGAAACATACTTGCGCTTATACAATGCGTTGGAAGGAGGGGATGGGGAACGAGCGAAGAAATTAAACCATGCCCGTTTTGTGGTTGCCATGATCGTAGAGTAGGCGTGAGAAAAATGGGAACCAAAGGATACAAGATTATATGCGGCAAATGTGGCGGTGCTGGTCCGTATGTGAAAATTGAAGATTTCGCTAACAAGATGGATGCACAGGAAGAAGCGAAGGAAGCATGGAACAGGAGGGCGAACAATGGGACGATTGATTGGCGAAGACGAACTGATAAAGGGCAGAGTTGAGAATGATCCAGTTGTGATTGCGGCAAAATGCACACCGACCGCCTATGACCTGGATAAGGTTGTGGAGCAGTTGGAGAATGAGAGAAAGTTTTGGGAGAATGCATACGACAGTAATTTGGGAAAAGAGAAAGCAAGAAGTTATGAACATGCAATCGAGATTGTGAAAGGCGGTGGAGTAGATGCGAAAACCGATTCCTAAATCCGTAAGGAAACAGGTGTATGCGAAATATAATGGGCATTGCGCTTATTGTGGCTGTGAAATACCGGAGAAAGGCTTTAACGTAGACCATTTACATTGCCTTAGAAATTATGAATACACAGAAATAGACGTGCATGATATCAAAAATCTTATGCCGTCCTGTGGTTCGTGCAATCGGTATAAGTCAACGATGGACTTAGAGGACTTTAGAAAAGAGCTGCAAAAAATACCAGACCGGCTGAAAAGAGATGTGTGTACATACAACATTGCTCTGCGGTATGGCATGGTGCAGGAAAACAGAGAACCGATACAGTTCTATTTTGAGAAGGTGGGTGAAGAGGATGCCAATCAAGCCAGAAAATAAGAAAAGATATCCGGCAAATTGGAAGGATATCAGAAAAGACATTCTCAAGCGGGCAGATAACAAATGTGAATTTTGTGGAATTGAAAATTATGCTATCCGTGAAAATGGCTCAAAAGTTGTCCTAACAATAGCGCATTTAGACCATACACCGGAAAATTGCGATTATAGCAATCTTAGAGCGTTGTGCCAGAAATGCCATAACAAGTATGATGCAAAACACAGGGCAGAGACGCGGAGAAAGGTGGGTGCGAGAAGCCGGAAGGAGTGTGAGGTATGACTGAACTTGAATGGAAAGAAGTCGAACCAGAGCAGGAAGACTGGAAGAAACAAATTGATGTAGTTGCCTATTACGGAGATCTCGTCATAGGAAGCATTGTATATTGTGGTGAAGAAATTGGATGGCAGTCTGTCATTGATGGGCACATGGATTTTTTACAGGCAGAATCTCTGGAAGATGTGAAAGAAGAAATGATTGATGCGTTAGATAATCATTTCACAGACCAAATCAATTATTACAAAGAATTGCAGGAAAGCCTTGACGAATTAAGGGGGAATGAAAATGCCTAAAGCAGTATTGGTAATGGATATGCCGGAACAGGTATGCCAGAAATGTGCATTGTGCTATGAGACAGAGAATGATGACGAATATCTGTGCTGTGCGGTAGGAAAACTTTTACCAGATGGAGAGAAGCCGGAGTGGTGTCCGCTCCGAGAATTGCCGGAGAGGAAAGAAACTCATACGGTGTTAGAGCTACATTCTAACGGTCGATGGACAGAAGGCATGAAGGCTGGCTTTAATGCCTGCTTGGATGAAATTTTAAAAACAGATGGAATGAGAAAGGAGTAATGACAGAAGCCTTGGTAGACCAAGGTTGACCGCCTAAAGGTGAAGAAAGGCGAGAACAAAAGGAATTTAATTAGCGGTGTCGTATGGCACTATTGGGAGCCGTAATTCCTTATCCACGGACACAGAGCAATCTGTTAAGTGGTTGTCATGAAAAGATTAAAAGTATGTTGGGTAAGTGCAGGAATATCAAGCTTTATGGCTGGATATTTAGCAGGGAATGTAGACGAATGGATTTACATTGACATTGCAGACCAACATGAGGACAGTATCAGGTTTATTAAAGATTGCGAGAAAGCAATCGGGAAAGAAATTCAGATACTGAAATCAAGCGAGTATAGATGTGTAGAGGATTGCGTAAGAACATTTGGAGGATTTAGAAATCCGGCAAACGGATTCGCACCTTGCACGAACTGGCTAAAAAAGAGAGTGAGAAAAGAGTGGGAGGAACGACATAAGGATTGTGAATTGACTTACGTCTGGGGATTCGACCTTAAGGAAAAAAACCGGGCAGAGAGGACGATTGAAGCAAATCCGCAAGCCGCACACGAATTTCCACTGATTGACAAAAACCTCTCAAAAGAAGAGGTACATGGATTGTTTGAACGGACTTTTGATTTTGCCCGACCTCGGATGTATGAACTTGGCTATCCGAACAACAACTGTATCGGATGCGTCAAAGGCGGTATGGGATATTGGAATAGAATCAGAAAAGATTTCCCGGAAGTATTTGAAAGTCGGGCGAAGTTGGAAAGGTTGGTAGGCTATTCAATCCTTAAGGACGGGAAAGGGAATCCGGTATATTTGGATGAACTTGAACCGGACAGAGGTAACATGAATACAGAGATTTTCCCCGATTGTGGGATTATGTGTTATTTAAGTTTGAAATGAAAGAAGGAGTGAAATATGGTTAGACCAGATGGAACTAAAAGTGCAAAAGTAATCCAGGTAATTGAGACAAAAGCAAAAAGAGGACTTGGAACAGAAAAAGACCCAGTACGTGATGTTGTTCAGTACTGGGATCTTGAAGGAAATTTTCTTGCTGAAATGGATACACAACTTTGTCTTTCTGCGATTGAACACGAGGCAAAGGCGGTAGAAGGATCTATTTTGGCTCCATAGTTGCTGCATCTTCTGTAATCAGAATCATGCTAATGAAGTAAACGGTTGCTTGGATGAATGATTTCATATCACTCACATCTCGGTCTTCTTGCTTCCGGATATAGTGAGCTTCGTCATTGCCTATCCAAGCAGACCGAGTAGCTAATGTTTTTATATTAGGAGAATCAATAAAGTTTTTGATACAAGCTGCAAGTGGCATAGATTTGATTTTTTCTTCGGCATCCGGATTTTCATGTATTGCAAAATCTTTTATTAGGAATTCAAGGGATTTCCTGTAACCAAGACCTGCAATTTCATCAAGACCGGATGCTTCAGCAGCAAGAGCTTGATTATATATTTTGTCAAATAGAGGTGAAAGTTCAATGATATTTTTGTCAAAAACTGTTTTAGCAAATTTTATTGGCTCAACATAACGAAATATAGCTGAGTTATAGATAATAGCATTGTTGTATAAAGATGCATTTGAAATCCAATAGTGAGCAAAAAATGGAGAAACACAGTCTCTACAAAAATAAACAACACTAGCGCATGTAACTGAATCATCTAACTTATAAACACATGCAAAAAGTGGAATAGGAGCAAAAGATTTGTGGCACAAAGGACATTCGGTGATATCTTTATCATCAACTTTGATTGTACAATTTTTTGAATCAATCATATTTTTGGCATCTATAGAACGTAACATAAAAACCCTCCTTTTTGACAATATTTTACAACAGTCATAAGAAAATAACAATAAAAAGAAAGGAGCCGGAACCTATCCGGATAAAAGGCGCGCCAGGTTCCTTTCGGAGAAAATGAAGAATAGTGAATTAAAAGAATATGTAAACAGTTTTCCGGATGATGCACCAGTAAGTATCGTATGTGCAAATCCCAAAAAGAGAAAGGTATACGAGCCAAAAACAGTCATAATAATGACAGATGAAGAATTTACTTATCCGGCATTTGTAATTGAAATTAAAAATGAGAGAAATATGACGGACGAAGAAAGAGCAATGTGCGAAGAATGTGAGCGAGATGCGGATGATTTGGAAGGACAGATGCAGATCGAGGACTTTCTGGAGGTGATGCCATGATTAACGGAGAATTGATAGTAGACAACTTTGCCGGCGGTGGTGGTGCTTCCACTGGCATAGAACTGGCTACTGGCTACAGTGTAGATATAGCCATTAACCACGACCCGGAAGCTATTAAAATGCACAAAGCCAATCATCCGAATACAAAGCATTATTGTGAAAATGTCTGGGCAGTAGACCCGGTAAAGGCTTGTAAAGGACATCCAGTAGCACTTGCCTGGTTCTCGCCGGACTGCAAGCATTTTAGCAAAGCAAAGGGTGGAAAACCAAAAGATAAGAATATCAGAGGACTTGCATGGGTAGCATTACGATGGGCGGGGCTTGTAAGACCGAGAGTGATCATGTTGGAAAACGTAGAAGAATTTAAAACATGGGGACCATTAAACAGACGGCATCATCCTATTAAGCATAAACAAGGGAAGACATTTGAGCGGTTTGTGCAGCAACTTCGGGAGCTTGGCTATGAAGTAGAGTTCCGTGAACTGATTGCTGCAGATTATGGTGCGCCGACCATGCGTAAACGATTTTTTATGGTCGCCCGGTGTGACGGCAAGCCGATTGTATGGCCAGAGCCAACACACGCCCCTGCGGATAGCGAAGCGGTAAAAGCCGGACTGTTAAAACCATACGTAGGAGCATACACACAGATTGATTTCAGCCGGCCATGTCCGAGCATTTTTGACACATCCGAGGAAATCAAAGAAAAGTACGGTATCCGGGCGGTTCGCCCACTGGCAAAGAAAACAATGGATCGGATCGCAAGAGGATTGAAAAAGTTCGTATTGGATAATCCGGAACCATTTATTATCCAGTGCAACCACGGCGGTGAGCGCAGACCGAACGACATCCGAGAGCCGATGCCTACAATCACCGGAAAGCATGGTTACGGGATTGTGGAGCCATACATGGTACAGATCGGGCAGACCGGGTTCGCAAAGGATCGGAGTAAGGATGTGAGGGAGCCGCTCACAACGATTGTAAGCAAAAATGAACATTGTCTTATTAGTCCAACATTGATCCAGTACCATTCCGAGACAGCACAGGGAGAAGTCCGGGGGCAGACCATAAAAGATCCGATTATGACTGTGGATGGCTCGAACAGGTACGGATTGGTTACATCGTTTTTAAGTAAATTTTATAAGAGCGGCACCGGGCAGGATATGAGAGAACCATTACATACCATTACTACATCACCGGGGCATTTCGGGGAAGTCAGAGCGTTTTTGATTAAATACTATGGAGATGCCACAGGACAGGATATAGAGCAGCCACTTGATACGGTTACGACCAAAGACAGATTCGGACTTGTGACAATCGAGGGTGTGGATTACCAGATCGTAGATATCGGGCTGAGAATGTTAGAACCGAAAGAGTTGTACGGATGCCAGGGATTTCCGGATGATTACATAATCGACCATGATTATACAGGAAAGACATATCCGAGAAGTGAACAGGTAAAGCGGTGCGGCAATGCGGTGTGTCCGCCAATTCCTGCCGCGCTGGTAAAAGCAAATTTACCAGAGTTGTGCGTAGCAAAGCGCACAGGAAACATGAGGATTGCGCAGGAACAGACCGGACAGCTCCGGTTTGCGTAGGAGGTAGAGCATGGATAGATTAACAAAAAGGTCGCATAATGGAACGGCTATCTATAACACACCAAGCGGAGAACCCGTTAAATGGGAAAATAACAGACATAATGTGCTTCAAAAGTTGGCAGATTACGAAGATGCAGAGGAACATGGATTGCTTCTGAAACTGCCATGCAAGGTGGGGAGCACACTTTGGAGTAATGATTTCGGAACGACTTGTCCTTATGAGGTTACTGGATTTTCTTATAAAAATCTGAACGATGATGAAGATGATGACGATTGCGATTACGGAGATGAAATTGTTTTGCATTACCGAAGTTGCGGTGGTGCCATAACTGGGAAATTTGCGGAATCGGAAATTGGCAAAACCATATTCCTCACTCGTGAAGAAGCAGAGAAGAAACTGGAAGAATTGAGAGGTACAGAATGAAACCACTTGAAGTATGGAGAATAATCAGTAGCAATATGAACGAATTGGCAAATATGCGAAATGCACTATATCCGCAGGGCAAGGGATATTCCCAAGAAGAAGTGCAAGCCGAGGTTATGTGTTATGAAGCATTGAGGAGAATGGAGGAAGAAAATGAGTGATGTAAAACTTTTGCCGTGTCCGTTCTGCGGTGGAGAAATAAAACTGGATGAAGATGATTTTTATATGTTCTGCTGTGATACCTGCGGTGCAGGAATAACATTCGCACATGAATTAGAGGATGGAACCGCAGAAGATTGCACAAAAGAGGAAAGCATTGAAAGTTGGAACACCCGCAAGCCTATGGAGCGGATCGTGGAGCAGTTGGAAGAAGCTAAAGATATTGCAAATGATGATAGTGTGGTAGAAACAGTAATCACGCGAATATGGAATAAAGCAATGCAAACTGCGATTGGAGTAGTGAAAGGCGGTGGAAAAGATGAATGAGAAGGAAGCAATGAAAGATTTAATAAAACACAGGCAAGGGTCAGCTAGAGAGGTTGAAAGACTGAAAAGTGATGGACGGGACTTCTCACATTACCAAACATGTGTTGATTCTCTTGACATAGCAATCAAAGCACTCGAAGAAATCCAACAGTACAGAGAACTCGGAACTGTTGAAGAACTGCGAGAATCAATGGAAATGAAGCAGAAGTACGAAACACAATGGATTGATGATATAAACAATCCTCTTGAGCCGCTGAAACTGTCAAGTGCTTTGCAGAGCGAGATTTTTAAGCTCGAATACAGGAAAGCCAATAAGCCGAAAGAAATCAATATTCTTGATTATACGATTATATACGCTTTAAAAGATTGCTTGGAGAGATATTCGGGAATCAGGGAGGAGTAGACATGCAGGAAGTATTTGAGAAGATAAAACAAAGAATTATGATTGCTGCGACGGAAGCTTGCGGATATGCTCCTTTGACAAGAGCCGTGGCGGAGAGTGAGCTGAAAGATATCATGGAACAAATTGCCGCCGAGTACAACAATGGTTGGATTCCATGCAGCGTAGAACTTCCACCACAACCGAAAGAAAATCCCGTGTTTGACAGTAAACCATTGGAATTGTACCTTGTTGATTGTGGAGAAGAGTATTCATTTAGAGCATTTTGGAACGGAAAAGATTTTACAGATGGGTGGAGCAAGTTGAATGTTATCGCATGGCAACCGCTACCAGAGCCATATCAGCCGAAGGGAGATTGAGAAGAATGGCGAATCAGAAATACTGTGATAAATGCGGATACATAAAAGAACAGTGCGAATGCGGGAAAACAAAAACAAACGCTGACCGCATCCGTTCCATGAGTGATGAAGAGCTGGCAGAGAAAATGTTCGAACTTGAGAACAAGGAACTATGTAAGGTAATTCCATTCTGTAAAAGTACAGATGAGTGCACAGATATAATGGACAGCGGGGAACTGATACCGGATGAGTTATGCAAACAGTGCCTGGTTAAATGGCTGCAGTCAGAAGTGGAGGGATAGATATGAAGATTAAAAGTATATTAGAATTTTGCTCTTGTAAAGGGTGCAGAAAAAAATATGATTTTGATATTGAACTTAAGGCAGGAGGTAAGAGAAAAAAATTTAAGCTGTGTGAGGAGCATACTAAAGAACTCATGAGAATTGGAAAGCTGAAAAGTGTAACATTCGAAGAAACGATAAATGTAGAGTAAATAAGCAAATTCGCGTTTGTGAATTGCTAAAAGTGAAGAGAACCTTGATAATTGAATATTGGTGGTTGGAGTGATATGATTATATAAAATAATGACGAAAGGTAGTACAGTAAGTATGAATATAACAATAACAGAACCAGCTGGAACCAGTGGCGAAATAATTATTGGAATATTTACAGCTTGTGTTTCAATAATTACATTTATCGTTGGTGCTATTATAGAAAGTAGGAGAGAAAAAAGAAGATTTAAACAAGAAAAGACTATGCGATTGCTAGATGAAAAAATTATTGCATATCAAAATATGTATGCAGCTATTTTGGAATATAAGTCATATTTTGAACTTTTCATCGATGGTGGAAACGAATATAAGGAAAGTGCAGATGCCAGTGAATTTGCACCACTTGCTTCAAATCAGAAATTTAGAAATGAGTACAATTTATACTCACTGTATTTAAGTGAAGAATTATGTAAGATTTGCCTAAATACATTAGAAAACGGGGAAATTCTTAATAATCTTGCAATTTCTATCCATAGTGATGCTAATATGGAAGATAGCGTAGAACCTAGTTGTATAAATGTTTTAAACAATATCCAGAAATGCATAGACCAGATCAGAGTGGAAATAAATGTATAGCAGTTACCAACCGTCAATATTCGATGGTTGGTATTTTTTTGCGCAAAATTTGAAAGGGGGAATGTACTTGGATGAAAAAGAAATATACGAAATTTGCCAGAGTGTAGATGCATTTATTGCGGACTATCTGGCAGAATCCATTGTTAAGGGGACAAGTTACGATCTTATGGAAGCACACCACGGCATTCTTCCAATATCTCGAAATTGTTTCTACCGCCGCCGCAGGATCGTACAGCGGATCATTAAGCAGAGGTTAGGGCGGATCGAAGAGGAACAGAGCGGCCAGATGCGGATGGTGTGGTAAAAATTTCTATTTGACATAATCGAACACATGTTTTATCATTAGGCATATAAGGAGGTAGCAAATGGGAGAAAAGCCAAACAACGAGCTTACGGATAAAGAAAGAGAAATGTATGAGTATATTGTGAAGCACATGGAAGAAAATTTAATTTCTCCATCTTTTCAAGAAATCTGTAAAGGAGTAAACACAAAATCAAAATCATGTGTGCATTATAGGCTTAAAAAGTTAATGGAAAAAGGCTATATAACTCTGAGAGAAGGGGAACCAAGAACAATTCGCCCAATTGGGTATAAATTAGTAAAAGAAAGCGAGGAGTAAAGAATGTATACAAAGTTGTTGTCAGTAATTGCCATTATAGAAATAATGTGGGGAACAATATTTTCGGTATTATGTGTACTGAAAATGACATTAGCTGATATTAAAATATCAGGTAAACTGGGAGGAATTGGAGGAGGACAAGGAGCCAATCTTGCACAAAGACACTATGCGCGATGCGGAATTTTGTACATAGTTTTTGGAAGCCTGCTGCAAATATATATGGTGTTTGCTGGAGACATAACAAGGGTTTCATTTTGGATAGCCACTGCAATTGTGGTTATTATACCTTCTGTATTTGCGGTATGGAGCACAAGAAGATATTTGAACCAACTGAAAAATGATATTAAACATTAAGATACTTTGAGAAGAGAGGAAAAACAACCTCTCTTTTTTCATGCCCTAAATTGGTACAAATCCACTGAAATACTGCTTTATAATTATGGTATGAGGAAAGGACTATGCCATGTATAAAGCACAGAGAAATTATGAAAATGTACAGAGAATGTTATTTGACGGAGTGGGACAATATGACATGCCGGAGATAGAACCTACACAATTTGATAACGCTGAATTTATTGGTTTCAATTATGCGAAGAATGCAAAAACTCCAGAGAATAAGGCGGTACATTTCTTCCTGGATGATTACCAGTTTACCAGAGCGTGGACGGATCCGGACAGATATGTACCAATACTGCAACGGTTTAAGTATGTGTTGACACCGGATTTTAGCCTGTATACAGATTTCCCAAAGCCGTTGCAAATTTACAATCATTACCGAAAGCATTGGCTCGGTGCATACTAGCAGATGCATGGCATTAACGTTATTCCTACAATTTGTTGGAGTGATCGAGATTCGTTCGAGTGGTGCTTTGATGGAGAACCTACACAAAGTGTTGTTGCAGTTTCTTCTGTTGGAACACAGAACGGCAGCGAAAAGAAGCTACGGTTTCTGGATGGCTATTTTGAGATGATAGAGAGATTACAGCCTACACAAATTATTTTTTATGGTAGAGTTCCGGATGAATGCAAAGGGAATATTGTACATATTAAGCAGTTTAGTGATAAGTGGAATGAAGCGGAGGTGGCGCAGTGGTAATGAATTTACAGTTTTTTGGTGGTCGCGGTAGTTCTAGCGGATTTGGCAAAGAAAACGGAAATGTTGTAATTCAGAAGAGACCGGAACCAAATGCTCAAGGATATTCGTTTTACATGACCGGAAACAGAGATGTGATAACGAATTGGGACGATGAAGGAAATTATCATGAAAAAGGCTTGAAGAAAAAAGAACCTATTCGGAATCGCTTTACGACAAGAGAAGAAGCGGTCAAGTATGCTAAGAAGAATGGATATAAATATCTAAATCTCTGAAAGGAACATAAATGGGCGGAAGAGGTACGAGTAGTGGAATAAGCGCAAATTCCATTACGATTTCAAATAGAATAAAACGAGAAATGCTTGGAAGGGGGCTGAACAGTAAATTTAAAGGCGTGCAAAGAGATGCAAAGGCTGGCACTGGCAGTTTTACTTACAAAGACGCAAGAGCGATTGGCAGCGCTGATGCTCTGAAAATGGATATTCTTAGAGTACACGAAAACAGTAATAATACCCTTGTTGAAGGAATAATCCGAGGAAAACACGTTTTTTACGCAAACAAAAATTCGGATAGTACGATTCAGAAAATAAAAAATAATATAGACAGGAAAAAGCAAAAACAAATCCGCGATTCGCAGGAAAGACCGGAAATCCGAACCACAAGCACTTACGACAGATGGAAGAAAAACCACGACAAAAATTTTGATGCATGGTTTAATGGAGGAAGAAAATAGATGGGCGGCAGAGGAGCCGGTAGTGGCATAAGCGATAGAGGTAATTAGTTTATTTCGATAAAGAAAACAAACATGTAAAAGAAATAAACTTTGGACATAAGCATGCAGAACTAGATCCGCATGTGCATCATCACAATGAAAGAGATGGAGAAAAGGGCACAACAAAACTAAATGTTGAAGAGAAGAAGATGGTAGCAAGAACTAAGAAAATATGGTATGATTATCTTGGTAGAAGATAGTTTAGGCTGGCAGAACAGGTTGATAGACAAGGCATCGGTTCGATTCCGGTTGACTACCAAGAGGATGTACCATAACGGTATGTCCTTTTTTAGTGCAATGAAAGGAGATGATTGTGTGGCAAACCTAAGAGGAAAAATGAAGAAATTACAGACGGCAATTATAAAACGTGGAATGGTTGTTAAAATTAACCAAAGCCAATTTTACTCCACAGAGCAGAACCGCATGATTACTTCCTATCGCATTATCACACCGGTAGAGTGTTACAATCCGGGAAAGAAGGAATGGAAAACCAAAGACTACGAGATATTAAAGACCTGCTCTATGGTAGACCTGATCTATTGCCTGCTGGATATATATAAGGCGGTGAGCAGATGAAGAAAGAACTCACACCGAAACAGAAAGCATTTGCGGACGAATATGTGAAGAATGGCGGTAATGCAACACAGGCGGCGCTTAGTGCTGGGTATTCTGCAAAGACTGCAAAAAACGCTCAGAAAAACATCATGGAAAATCGTGGGGTGTCGCAGTATATAGCGTCTCTGACCGAACGAATCGAAAAGGAACAGCACCGCGACATTATGAGCCTTGCTGACATCCAGGAGCGCAGAAGCAAGATCGCCAAAGGCGAGGTTGTGGATGGGCTGGGGTTCGCTCCGGACTTCTCAGATCAGCTTAAGGCTATGGACGGTTTGGAAAAGGCTCTGACCATAGCGGAAAAACAGAAGATCGAGCGAGAGGAAAAGGAGAAGCGTGAGAAAGCGCCCCTTTGGACTGTACCGATTACAGATATTACTTCTGACTTCGTAGAGATATATAGGATAGTGCATGAGGCATTTGCCGGCGAGATAGATGTGCATGAGGTCGTGTCTAAGGGAGGCCGAGGATCCATCAAGTCGAACTTCTGGGGAGATTTGGCGTATGAAACCATCCGGCAGGATCCACAGGCACATATAGTATACACTAGACGATACAAGGTTGATCTGCGTGGATCTGTGTATAACCAGTTTATGAAAACCGTGATCCGGTACAATGATCTGGATAACTGGGATTTTAAGCAATCACCTATGTGCGCGGTATATAAACCAACCGGACAGATGGTAATGTTCGTGGGAGCGGATAAGCCTATTTCCCTTAAATCGTTTAATGTGCCATTCGGATATGTAAAGATGCTGATCCACGAAGAGTGCGACGAAATGGCAGGAGTGGAGCAGATGGATAACATTGAGGATACATTCCTTAGATCTGACACGCCCGCACTTGATATAAAGATATTCAACCCGCCAAAAAGCAAGAACAACTTTATGAACCAGTATGTGGAAGAGTGCCGGAACAAACCACAGACCAGGGTGTGTCACAGTTATTACTATAATGTGCCGGTTAAGTGGCTCGGTAAGCGATTCTTCGAACGCGCTGAGTGGTTCAAGGTACATAAGCCATTGTACTATCGGAACAATTACCTGGGCGAAGTGACCGGAACCGGCGGTGGTATCTTCGATAATGTGGAAGAACGCACTATCACGGACGCAGAGATCGAGAATATGCCGTTCTTCTATTATGGATTGGACTTCGGCTTCGAGCATCCGCAGACGTTTGAGGTCGCGTGGTATGACGAGGACACCGACACGCTTTATTGTGTAACTGAGGTATTCGCCAAGCGATGCAAGAATAGCACGTTTGCACGCAGGATCAAGAAATACATCGAGGAAGAGATCATATGCGATTCCGCGCGCCCAGACGCTATATCTGAGTTGCAGAATTGGGGATTCAATGCGATTGGCGCTAAAAAGCGGTGGGGATCCGGTAAAGGTAGAGACTATTGCTGGGAATGGTTGCAGCAGGCAACGAAGATTGTTGTTGATCCGGACAGATGCCCGCACCTTGCACACGAGCTCACCACTTTGGAACATGAGCAGTTGGCAGACGGCAGCTTCTCGGATGCATATCCAAAGTTGGACGAGGACTGCGTGATGGCACTGATCTACGGATTGAACCGTGTGATTATGGAGAGTCGGCGCAATAATGGACTTTATGATGATGAGATAGATGAGGAGGAAGAGGACAATGAAGAATACGAAAATTAACGTACTTGGAACTGAATACACAATAAACGAAGCCACGGAGAATGAAGATCCCAAACTTACCGGCAAAGACGGATATTGTGATAGCAGCACAAAAACATGTGTAATCGACAGATTGGAAGACACAGATATTGATTCAATGGGGAACATGGAAGAATATAAAAAATCTGTCAAAAGGCATGAATTGATCCACGCATTTTTGTATGAGTCCGGTCTTGATAGCTGCAGTTGGGCAAATAATGAAGAATTAGTGGATTGGTTGGCTATTCAGTGGCACAAGATTAGTGTGGCATTTGAACAGCTTGGAATTTAAGGCGGTGGTTGCATGAGATATTATGTTGTAGTGGATAAAGATACAAGAGAAGTGATTGCGTGTATTTCAGATTCCGGCAAGAATAATATTCTCCGGAAAGACGTTGATTTAAAAGCATATGACGGTACAGAACCAGTATTTACAAAGACAGATAATGGATTATTACTGAAAGATAATGTATTTACTATGAAATTGTAGGGTGGTGACATATGAACATATTCACACGAGTAAAGGAGTTTTTCATGAATTTATTCAAAACAAGTGCAGAGAAAGAATTTAATGTTGATATTATCTCCTCTGATCTGATGGAAATGGCACAGATCGAGTGGCAGAACATCATCAAGGGCAGACCGTATTGGATGAGTAAGAATGTGCATACAATCAATTTTGCGAAGTTCTTGTGCTATTACACAAGCAAGAAGACGTGCCTCGATCTGAATGTGACGATCACCGGAAGCGACAGAGCGGATTATATTAATCAGTGTATTAAGGCGATGATCCAGAAATCTATCCGTGATAAGGTGGAAGATGCGTGCGGTGCAGGCGGCATCATTATCAAACCGAACGGCACATACAATCCAGCCGGCGCGATTGATTATGTAATGCCTGGCAGTTTTGCGGTCACAGAGAAGAACAGCAACGGAGATATCCTTGGTATTATATTCATTGATCGGAGAATCAAAGGGGATGATTACTATACCAGATTGGAGTATCAGCATTTCACATCTTCGATTGGCGAGGACGGGGACACAGGACGTACATATACGATTGAAAATAAGGCTTTTAAGTCCAGAGGTAGTGACAGCCTGGGGCGCAGCATTGCACTGACTGATGTACCAAAGTGGAAAGACATTCCGGAATCAATCACAATTTCCAATGTAGAAAAGCCACTGTTCGGGTATTTCAAGATGCCGTATAACAATACGATTGATTATGCATCACCGGAGGGAGTGGCAGTATTTGCGAACTGCATCGAGGAATTGCGCAATTTGGATGTTGCATGGAGCCGAAAAGATGATGAGGTGGACGATTCACAGCACATCACATTTATTGATGAAAATGCGTTGACGAAACGTGACAAGAATACCGGTGATAAGGAGAGAGTAGAACTTCCGAGATTTGTAAAGGGATTGAAGCATGGAGTGGATGCAGCCAACACCGTAGATGAACATGTGCCTACTATGCTGACAGAACAGAGAGTTGCAGATATCAACTCCATTCTTTCCATGATCTCGACCAAGTCAGGATTTTCACAGGGGCAGTTTGTTCTTGACCGGAAAACTGGCATTGCTACAGCTACCGAGATTGAGAGTGACGATAGTGAGACTGTAGAGACAATCACAGATATCCGGAATGCACTTAAAACAGCTATTAAAGATCTGGTGTATGCGCTGGATAAATATTGTGATGTATTTTTCAATATGCCGAGCGGGTATGTGAATGCATTGGATGATGATGTGGCGGACGAAGATGTGTTTTATTTCAAAGATCTGCTTGCATCATTCGAACAGGACCGCACCCGAGCCTACCAGCTGATGATGAATGGTGTATACAGCAAGCGCAAGTATCTAAAAGAATATGAGGGATTCAATGACAAGGAAGTTGACGAGATGTTTACAGAGACACAGAAGGAGAATGCCACAGAGCAGCAAAGTAGTTTATTTGGAGAGGAGTAAGCCATGCAGTATAACAGAACTGTAGGTTGTGTGAATATCCATATTGATACCAAGCGCATAGATGAGAACTTGAAAAGAGCGCAGGATTTATTGGATGGTCGAGTGCTGAATGATATGAAAGAATATATTCCAATGGATCAGCAGAAAGCATTGAGAAATGCAACTCATATTGTTCAACCTGGGTTAATTGAGTCAGATACACCATATGCTCATTATCAATATACGGGGGAATTGTATTTGACAGAAGATGGACGTTCGTGGGCGCGTGCGAAAGAACATAAATATCCTACGGGTATGCCTCTGCATTATCACGCTCCCGGAACATCGGATCATTGGTTTGAACGTGCAAAAGAGACTCATAAGAAAGAATGGATTGATATTGTGAAGAGAGAGGTAGGCAAAGGATAAGTGCTAGAGCCGGAGTATTTCTATGGAAAATCTGATAAATTGATAGAGATGTATCAAGACCTTGAAGATTGGATTTTGCAGGATATAGCAAATCGATTATTGAAGAGCGGCGATTTATCTGGTACAGCTGATCGAGAACTGTGGAAACTTGAACAAATGGGATTGCATCGCCAAGAGATTATTAAAAGACTGGCGCAGTTGACCGGAAAGAGCAGAAATGAGATAAGGCGGTTACTGCGGGATAGTGCCATGACGTCGTTTTCCAATGATAGCGAAGTGCTTGAAAAGGTGGCGCATGTTGTTCCGCTCCTGCAAAATAATGATGTGATACAAGCTTTGAATGCGGAATTGACAAAGACTATGGGAGAGTTGGGGAATCTTACAAGGACTACCATGATGCAATCACAGAGAGACCTATTGAATATGCTGAATGAAGTTGATTTCCGTGTAGCATCTGGGCTACAGTCCTATAGCAGTGCAGTTTGTGAGGTACTTGACAGATATGCCGAGAGCGGCGTTATGGTGAACTATCCAACCGGATCGCGGCGGTCACTGGAAGCTGCTGTAAGATGCTGTATTGTGACATCCATGAATCAAACTGCAGCGGAAGTTACCAATCAATATATTATCCAGCATGGCGTAGAGTATGTGGTGGTTTCCCAACATTTAGGAGCGAGATATGATCCCAAAAATCCTATGGGTGTATCATCACATGATTGGTGGCAGGGAAAAGCATATAAGATACATGGCAGTGAGCCGGGATTCCCTAATTTGTTAGAGAGTACGGGGTATGATATTGATTTTGATGTTAAAAGAGGTGTATGTGTCGATATGCTTGGCTTGCATGGATATAATTGCAGGCATTCCCACGGTCCGTGGTATAAGGAACTCGGAGAGTCACTTCCCGAGGTCAATCGAGAGGAAAGCCAAAGGCGATACGATCTGGAGCAGAAGCAGAGAGCACTAGAGCGTGCGATCAGAAAGACCAAGCGCCAGCTTCTTGTAAAGGAGCAGGAATTAAACGCTTTCCCGGATGACGAGAATATCCGCGGGGATTATGACAAGCTGGCATACAGACTCCGGATGCAGAATAGGAAGTATGGAGAATTCTGCGCAGAGAATGACTTGCAACGGCAGAGCGACCGCGTAAAGGTTGCCGGATTTAAAAAGTCGCAGGCAGCCAAGGCAAACGGCAGAGCCACGGCATATGCAAACACACTTTAAATTGGTACAAATATTCGGAGGAAATGTAGTAATATAATATTGCAGATGTTTTCTAACCATTTGTGAACCTCCTTTTTATTCATAATCTTGGAAAGTGCCTTGAAATATAGGCACTTTTTCAATTTCTAAAATTGGTACAAATCTTTTAAAATCCCATGTTACAATAATATAGTAGAGAAACGGAGGTGGGGCATGGATAAAATACAGGCGCTAATTACAGAAAAAACAGAGCAGATGGCAAAGGCTATCAAGAGCGGTGCATCTGTGGAAATCCACGCTTCCAAAGACGGAATTAAGGTGTATGAAATAAGAAAGAAGGTACTCAAATGACAAAAAACAAGAAGTTCATTTCTATTGCTGTATCGTTATCTCTTGCCGCAAGTATGCTGTTTGTGGGATGTAGCGAAGCTGATAAGGCAAATTACAATATTTCCAAGCAGGCGGATTATTTCGAGTCCGAGAGAAAACTTACTGTTTACAATGCCAGAACTGATACAATCATTCTTGAAACAGAAGGTTATATGTCTATATCCAATAATGATAATGGAGAGTTGGTATGTACCGTAAAGACCGGGAAAAACACATACAAGAAGAACTATGTGTATTTGAATGAAAATACAATGTATGTTGTGGAAGATATTACTGGAACACACACGGATCCATACCACTACAAAATGTATTTCCATACCGAACAGCCTGTCAGTGTGGAAACAAAACCATAATCTTATATATGGCGCATAGAAATGGCTATGCGTAACGACCAAGCGGGGTCAGTTCCTTAGAGAGATCTAGGGTGCTGGCCCCGTGTTTTTTATTTCCGGCATTTGTTTGGTAAACCGCAGCTAATCAATCGGGAGCACTGCCGGGGGTTCGATTCCCTCAATGCCGACTGCCAGCTATGGATCAAATAGCAACTCATTCGTGCCGGGCTGACCGGATTAACAACTTTTAAGAAAGAGAGGAACTTGCAAATGAATATTATCGACAAACTGAAATCTCTTGGTGTTGAGATTACACCAGAAATTGAAAAAGCGTTTCCCGGGGAATTCGTATCGGATCTGGAAGTGCAGAAGAAAAATGAAAAGATTACAACCTTGGAAAATGAGAAGAAAGATCTTGAAACCAAACAGGAGAATCTTGAAAAGGAACTGCAGACCCTTAAAGATGCCGCCCCGGATGCTGATGCACTCAATCAGAAGATTGCTGACCTGACTGCAACACTTGAGAACGAGCGTAAGGAGCGTAAGGAGAAAGACGAGATCACAAGGCTTGACGGACTTGTGACAGATTTTTTCGCAGACAAGCACTTTGTCAACGCTATTACGGCGGATGCCATCAAAAAGCAGCTTGTTGAGACACTTAATTCTGATGAGGCACGTGGTAAGAGTATTTCGGATCTGTTTGATGCTATCGTCAAGGATGAGAAGGGCAATTACAAACCGGATATCATCATTGATGATAAGACATTCAAGGCGCAGCAGAGCCGCAGCCAGATTGTCGGAAACAACATCAACCAGCCAGACGGAGCTAAACTCTCTATGGCTGAACTTATGAAACTGAAAAATCAGAACCCGGATATGGACATTACACCATATCTGAGACGAGGAAAGGAGAAAAAATAAATGGCATTATTTGACTTAGTAAATTTTAATGGCGAAGTATTCGATGCTGCTGTGCGTGAGACACCGAACCTTCGCATGAATGAGCTTCTCCATTGTGGCGCTATTGTAGAGCGTGGAGAGTATGCATCTTTATTGCCGGACCAGAAGGGCGGTAACTTTATCACAACTCTGATCAAGGCGCGTTTATCTGGCAAGACAGTAAATTATGACGGTAAGACAGATATTACAGCAGAAGAGCGCGGCAATTACACTATGGGGCGTATCGTTGTCGGCAGGGCGCAGGGATGGACAGAAAAAGATTTTGTATCTGATATTTCGGGGGATGATTATTCTGCAGCAGCCGGAGAGGTCGCAGAGTTCTGGGATGATGTAGATCAGGATACGCTTCTTAGCACCCTTAAAGGTGTGTTCTCTATGAGTACCGGAGAGGGTAAGAAGTTCGTAGATGCGCACACCTACGATATTACTGCAGAAACAGAAAATACTTTCGGACCTACAACACTTAACAATGCAATGCAGAAAGCACTCGGAGACAGAAAAGCAAACTTCTCTCTTGCAATTATGCATTCTGTGATCGCTACCAACTTGGAGAATCTTAAGCTGTTAGAGTATATGAAATACACGGACGGTGATGGAATCGAACGGGATCTTGGCCTTGCGACTTTAAACGGTAGAATTGTACTTATTGATGATACGATGCCGGCTGTGGATGTTGCAGAATCTTCTAAGGGTGCGGGGGATGGATATACAAAATATACCACCTATGTTCTTGGCAACGGAGCAATCGAGTACACAAACTGTGGTGTAAAGGTTGCATCTGAAATGGATCGTAATCCGGCGAAAAATGGTGGAGAGACAACATTGTATACCAGACAGAGAAAAGTATTTGCTCCATACGGTATTTCGTGGAAGAACACAGGCGTGATCTCTCCGACCGGTGCGCAGTTGGAGGCAGGGACAAACTGGGAAATTGCACAGAACAATTCTTCTAATAAGCCAGATTACTTCCCGGCAAGAGCAATTAACATTGCGCAGATTATTACCAGGGGGTAAGAAAAAGGGGGATTTCTGATGGGATATACTGCATTCGAATTTTATAGAGATTCATACTATGGGGATTCTATCAAGGAATCCCTTTTCCCCAAGTGGGAAGACCGAGCCACCGATAAGCTGGATCAGTTGACCTACGGGCGTATTGATGCTGCTGCAAAGGAAGAGTTTGACGAGCGCATCCAGAAATCCACCTGTGCACTGGCAGATCTGCTCTATAAGATCGACTACAAGACGGCTCATGCGAATGATCCACAGGAGGGCAATGTAAAGTCCATGTCCAGCGGCGGTCAGTCAATCAGCTTTGGGAGCAACGAAACACTTGTTGACAAGGTGCTGAATGATAAGACGGCACAGAACCGGTTGTGTTACGACACGGTATGCGAATACCTGTCCGGTACCGGATTACTTTATGCAGGGGTGGAGTGATGTTTTTAAAGAGATTATTTTGCAAGCACAAAATGATGCCGTATGCGTACATGGACGTTCGCACCCACGGCAACCATTACGTCCGGAAACATATCTGGAAATGTACAAAATGTGGGAAGGAGAGTTGCCACTGATGGGGCTTGGATTGTTTTACAACGACAAAGTTACGCTGTTTAACTACTTTTGTGATCCGGACACCGAGGAAGAGAAGTGCTATCTGACCTTATTGGAGAATGTGAACCTTGTGGAAACCAAGGGCGCAAATGTAACCAAGAGCGGCATGGATAGCGCGGATGCAGTAAAGCTTTTTGTTGACTTGGGGAAGATACCTAAACCATACATGGAGCCGAAAGCGTGGGATGCTCTTCCGGACGATGAAAAGCAAAACTATATCACGTTCCACCCGACAGATGATTTTTTCATCAAGGGCGATCATATGGACTTGGAGATTCCTGATTCCGGCATTTACGAATGGGCGCACGACAATCTGGATTCTGTATACAAGGTGACAACAGTTGATAAATATGAGGATGTGATGCCGCATTTTGAGGTTGGAGGTGTGTGATGGGAGAAGTAGAAAAACTTACCATAAAAGACGCGGAAAGTGCGCAGAATGCGGTGCTGGATCTGATTTTGCAGTATCCGGACTTTCCCAAGACGTTTAAGGCAAGCAATAAAAACGTGAAGTGGAACAGTATCAGTGTTGATACTTCCATCGGAATTTACCCACTGTCCGGTGCGCGGTACATAAAGAAATATGTGAGTGGCAGCTATACCGCACAGATGCCATTCCAGATTGTATACCGCAGTTCCCCGACAAGCAACAAAACATCCATTGATGCACAGATGGTTCTGGAGAATTTGAGCAAATGGCTGGAAGATACCGGCATTGAATTTGCTGATCCACACATGACATTACAGGAAATCGCACGTACATCTGTAGTCCTGCCAATTATGCAGGATGAAAAACAGATGGGTTACGGCGTAAATATGCAACTTATATATTTTTACAAAAAATAACAGGAGGAAATACACATGGCATTAGATCGTACCAACATGGTGTCCTTATTGGACATCGGAGCACTTACTGGCTCTACAGAGAAACTTGCCGAGATGGGCGATGGCTATACGGAACTGACAGAGGACTGGGGACCAAACACCGAATCTAAGCAGTACGTAAACATGAAGAATGCGTCCAATACTGTAAAGGGATATGCGTTTTCTATGACACCATCCCGCGAATATCTGTCTGATGATATGCAGACCGCAATTGACACGATGTTCAAGACATTCCCGACGGGAGATAAATGTAATACATATTATTACAGATTTTACAAGACTGACATTAAATCCGGCACAGGTGATTGCATTCGCCTTCCGGTTACAGTTTGCCCATCAAGTACCGGTGGATCAGGTGGAGATACCCTTACATCATCTATCCAGATTAATGGTAATGGAGAAGTGGAACAGGGAACAATCACAATCGGTGCTGGCGGCACATTTACCTGGAAGAAAAAGGAAGATGCTGCGAGTGCAGGATCAAAGGAATAGGTGTTAATCAACAATTAGCATATTCGGGACGCGTACCTCTCTTTCGCGCCCCGGATTAAGAGAGGATGGTAATTTATGGCAGATATTAAAAATATTTCTTTTGATAATGGAATTAAGAAAATCGAAGTGAATGACGTGGACGGGAACCATATCACAACACTTTTGATCAATACGGCGGATGCGGCCACAGTAAAGAGATTTGTGGAGCTGGCCAATAATCTGGAAGATGTAGTCAATTCCGGCGAGGATAAGATTGCAGTCTACAAAGAAAAGTACAAGGAATACGAACATAAAGAGTTTGATGATCTTCCGGACGATGTGAAAACGAATATTATCGTGGATGCTTCCGACATGCACATTGGTATTCTGGAGGGAATGATTCGGGAAATTGATGCACTGTTTGGAAAAGATACCATTAAAAATGTTTTCCATGAGTGCTATGAACTGAATGAGAATTTCGTGCCGGATGAAGATGCTTTGGTAGATTTCGTGAACACTGTAATGCCGGTGATGAATGAATTATTTAAGACGAGAACAGAAGCAATCCACAGGAAGTATTCTCCGAACCGCAAAGCACGGAGAAACAGACACAACAAGAGCAAAAACCAGTTAATTCAGGAACATAAGGACGCAAAGAAGAATGAATAATGTTTTTCTCGATGATCTGCCGGAAGAGTGGAACGGGTACAAAGTGAATACAGATTTTACGATTGGCATCCAGATGTTGCAGGTGAAATATGATCGCGCTCTGACGGATTACGAGAAAAGTGATATGTTCGTGTGGCTCATGTTTGCTGATGAAGATGAGAACGGGGAAGAGCATCTTCGGGATCATCCACAGGGGAAAGATCTTGGCGAATGTGTAGAGTGGTTCCTCTCCGGTTGGTTCCATGACAACCCGGACCCGGACGGGGACAAGACACGCGTGGTTGACTACGATGTTGACCAATGGCGCATCTATGCTGATTTCCGGCAGACCTACGGTATAGATCTTGCCACCACGGATATGCACTGGTGGATGTTCTGCGGATTATTGTGGAATATGCCATACAAACTTTCCAGCTTTTTACAGGTGGTATCGAAGCGGCAGGAGAAGCCCGACAACAATACATCGGCAGAATATCGCAAGGCATTGCGCAAGGCGCAGAAGATCTATGCATTGGAGCAGCCGGAAGAAAAGAGAGAGTACACGGCAGAAGAAAAAGCCAAAATTGACGATTATGATCGCATGATGGCAGAAATTCGTGGCAGAAAGTAAGTGAGCGGATGGCAGATTATGATGGCAGCATAAGAATAAACACACAAATTGATACGAAAAACGCATCCAGCCAGATGCTACGTTTGGAGAACCAAATTTCCAAGGCTGCCAAGAAAGCGGCAGATCTTACCGAAAAAATGCGGCAGATGGAGAATCAGAAAGCTCCTACAGAGGAATTTAAAGCTGTGCAGGAACAAATTGATGATGCACAGAAAAAACTTGATTCCCTAAATGCAAAAATGGAAAAATTTGTGCAAACCGGCGGGAAAACAGATAGTCGTACTTTTAAGGGAATGAAGTATGATGCAGATCAGCTGATTAAGACGATTGAATATGCAAAAGGCGAAATGGCAGATATGCAATCCAGCGGCGGGGCATACATGAACGTTGGAGATGTGCAAGAAACCGATGCATATAAAAAAATGGCATCTGATTTATCGGATGCAAATGCAAAAGTTTCGGAGCTGTCGCGGAAACAAGAAGAACTTGCTTCCAAAGAATCTAAAGTTGGCGCACAAGCGGATAAAAGCAAAGGGAAAACATCGGGCTGGTTAGATTCTTTCAAGTCTAAGGCTAAAGCTACAGGCGAGAAGGTTTCTGGACTGGCATCCCGCTTGAAATCCGCAGGAGCATCTTTTAAAAATTTTATATCTCATGGAAAAAGTGGAAGTGGAATGCTGGGAACATTCGCTTCCAGATTAAGAGGAATCGCTCTTTCCATGTTTGTGTTTAACTGGATCACCAAGGCATGGAATGCAATGCTTTCTGCTATAAAAGACGGGACAGGAAATATTGCAAAATATTCGGGAGATGTAAATGCCAAAATGTCACAGCTAACAAGTGCTGTGGCAACTCTTAAGAATGCATTTGGGGCGTTAGCTGCTCCGATTATCAGTGCTGTTGCCCCAGCACTTACTTCGCTGATAAATATGCTCACCGGAGCATTGAATAAGATAAACCAGTTTATATCTGCACTTACTGGCGGAAAAACATGGATAAAAGCAACGAAACAAGTAAAAAATTATGCCGGCGGATTAAAATCTGCATCTTCTGGCGCGGAAAAAGCGGCGAAATCGGCCAAAAAGTTAAAGGGACAATTACAATCTTTTAACGAATTAAATGTGATTAGTTCGAACGATTCTGGCGGATCTGGTGGTGGATCTGGCGGAGGTGGGGGTGGCGGAGTTGGAGATATGTTCACGACAGAGAACATTGATCCGAAAATTGCCAGCCTTGCAAAGAAGATAAAAGAAATTCTTAAAACCGATGACTGGTCTGAAATCGGAGAAATGCTTGGGAAAAAGCTGAATGATGCGCTGGCCGGAATTCCCTGGAACGGAATAAAAAAGCAGGCACGCCATATAGCAAGTGGCATTGCAACCTTATTAAATGGATTTCTTGATGGAACAAACTGGGAACTTGTTGGAAGCACTATTGCAGAAGGACTCAATACAGCTATTGCGTTTGCACAGACGTTTGTACATAAATTCGATTTTAAACAGTTTGGTAAATCTATAGGGGAAACATTTACAGGAATTTTCCGGACGTTCGATTGGAGCGGTTTAGGAGATACTCTTGGAACTGCAGTTACTGGTCTGTTCGATACGCTTAATGGAATTTTTTATAATACCGATTGGAAAGCACTTGGAAAAGGAATTATTGATGGAATTGGAGCTTTTTTCAAGGCAATAAAGTGGAAGAGTATTGGAAAATCTATAAGCGGAGCACTACATTCTCTCTTAACTTTTTTTACCGGTGCAGTAAAGGAAATAGATTGGAAAAAGACCATTGAATACATTGGAACATCAATCGTAGATTTCTTTAAAGGATTTGACTGGAAGGGGCTTGCTGGTGATATTGGAGAGTTCCTTGGAACAGCTCTTAAATCCGCAATTGATCTCGCAAAAGCTATTGGAGAACTGATTGCGGACGGATTTAATAATGCAAAAGAATATTTCCAAGACAAGATAGAAGAATGCGGAGGTAATATACCCAAAGGAATTTTAAAAGGAATAACAGATGCTCTGAAAAATATTGGAACATGGATTAAGAAAAATATATTTGATCCATTTGTGAAAGGATTTAAAGATGCGTTTGGTATCCATTCTCCAGCAAAAAAGATGAAGCCTATTGGAAAGAATATATTTCTTGGTGTAATTGATGGTTGGAAAGAAAAGATAAAATCATTTAGCTTTTCGAAGCTGGCAAAGGAAGCTCTTAAGTTAATCCAAAAAGGATTTAATGGTGCAAAATCTGTAGTAAATGTTGCGATTTCTTTGATAAAAAAAGGCTGGACTACATTAAAGAAATTTGTCGGAGAAATAGGGGCGAAAGCTTTTTCTCTTGCAAAAAAAGGCTGGACTACAGTATCAAAATTTGTTGGAGAGATCGGTAAAAAAACATTTTCTCTTGCAAAAAAAGGCTGGACTACAGTATCTAAGTTTGTTGGAGAAATTGGTAAAAAAGGCTTTGGACTGAAAAAGGATGGCTGGACTACCTTAAATAAGTATGTAGGAAAGCTGGATAAAGTAGCCGTGAAATTATATAAGAGCGGTTGGAAATCAATAAACAGCTTTGTGGGAACCACGGTAAAAGTTGGAATCCAGTTGATAAAAGATGGATGGAGCAGTTTTAAGAACTGGCTTGGAATTGGAAATGATAATTCTTCATCGAAGAAAAAACCATCTAAGAAAGCTGGCGGCGGCATCTATACCGGTGGAATGTGGCATAACATAGCACATTATGCAGTCGGAACTGAGAACGCACCGGCAGGACAGCTTTTTATCGCGCGTGAAGCAGGACCGGAGCTTGTCGGAACAATTGCAGGACATACGTCCGTTATGAACAATGACCAGATTGTGGCATCTGTATCGGATGGAGTTGCGCGTGCGGTACGATCTGTAATGGCAACCGGGAACCAGAATGTAAATGTTCTGTTTAAAGTGGAAGGAGATCCGAATGGAATCTTCCGTGTGACGCAGCAAAAAGCCAATGAATACTACCGGGCAACCGGAAACCCAGCATTTTTATTTTAGGAGGTGGATTGAATGGGATACGGCGGTTATTTAATTAAAGTCGGGAATTATACAGTCCCATTTGACTGTATACTGGCCAGCACATTTCAGTCCCCTCTCCTGGGGCAGGACAAGGATTCCTACAACGACGATAATGGGGTATTACATAGAACCGCCCTGAAAAATCAAGTGATTAAAGCGGAGTGGCAGACACCGGAAATGGATGAAAAGAAATTTGATGCGTTTATGAAAAACATAAACAGCCAGTATGTGGAACAGCGGCGGGAGAAAAAGTGCCTGGTGACAGTTTGGTGTCCGGAGATTATGCGGTATGTGACGATGCACTGTTATGTGCCTGATCTTACACCCATTGTGGCGTATGCAGATGAAAAGAAGATCGAATATGATGGCTGGCGAATAGCTTTTATCGGATATGGCGGTGCGATTTTATGATAAGTGGTAAAAACAAGGAGCTTTATTATGCAAGCTCAATTGATAAGCAACTTAATATAGAAGTAATCGGAACAAAGCATGTGATTGACAACTCCACGAGAGAGCAGGACACATTCACATTGACCGAAACTCTGAATGACGGCACGGAACTGAAATTCGGTTCTTGCTTGCCGAACCAGATTTCTTTTACCGGACGTGAGGTACCAATTGCCACAAAAGGCATGAAGCTACGTGTGACGGAAACTCTGGAAGGGAATGAGAATGATCCGTTTGTGTATGGCACATATACGGTACAGTCTGATACCCCGACCGCTGATCGTACCAAGCGGCAGATCGTTGCCTATGATGCCATGTATGACATAATCAACGCAGATGTGAAAAGCTGGTATGATGGATTGACATTTCCAATGACCCTTAAACAGTTTCGTGACAGTTTTTTTATGCATCTCGGCATCGAACAGAAAGAGACAAGCCTTGTCAACGATTCCATGACAGTAAACAAAACGCTGGTAACTACACAGTCCGATGATTCCAGTGTGACTGCAGAAGCTACGATAAGCGGCAAGACAATCATCGAAGCGATTTGTGAGATCAACGGGGCATTTGGCAATATCGGGAGAGGCGGCAGATTTGAGTATGTGATTTTAAAGGCGATTACATCTGCATTGTATCCGGCAGAAGATCTGTATCCACGGGAAGATCTCTTTCCATCGGATGCAAACACTGAAAGTATGACTGGGCATTATATCACATTTGACTATGAAGCGTTCCAAAGCCAAGCAATAACACAGTTGGAGATTCGGGCAGATGATTCTACTGCTGGGGCTATTGTGGGAACATCTGGAAACAATTATGTTATTTCCGGCAACTTCCTTATAAGCGACAAGACTGGGGCTGAAATGAAGCAGATTGCGAATAATCTGCTGCCGGTAATTGCACAGGCAGCATACACCCCGATAAAGAGCAGCGAATGTGTGGGGAATCCGTGTTTAGAGTTGGGAGATCCAATCCGGTTTAATACGAGCCGGGAGATTGTGGAGTCTTATATTCTGCAGCGAACCCTTACTGGTGTGCAAAGCAAGCGTGACGCGATCTTGTCTACAGGAACAGAAAAACATGCCGTGCAGAACCAAACCACGCGTGAAACGGTCGAGTTATTAAAGAGACGAACACATACTCTGGAGGAAACTGCCGATCATCTGTTATCAGAGTATGGGGACTTAGAAAAAAATACCTCTACGAGATTCGAACAGACGGATGAATTGATTGCTACAGAAGCAAAGCGTGCTACAGATGCAGAGGGCAAATTGGAATCTTCGTTTAAAGAAACCGCCGATTCTATTCAGATGGAAGTGAGCAGAAAGGTCGAGGAAGATGAAATTCGAAGCAAGTTTGCCATGAGCCCGGAAAATGTAAACATTGAATCCGGACAGATAAACTTTAAGTCAAACACGCTAACCATTGATTCCACGAATTTCCGGCTTGATGAATATGGAAAAGTGACCATCGTGGATTCACTGGATTTTGATTCAACAGCACTTGGCGATGATATTGCAATTATCGGGCTTGACGGAAGGGGCAGACCCATGCTGCAAAACATACGCATTGACCTAGACACTGTAACGGATTCAAACTCGGAATCCTTGGCAACCGAAAGTTATGTTGACGATTCGCTGAGTGACTACGCAACCAAAAGCGAATTGCCAAGTGGGTATTTTACAGATGTAGACTATACACTTAATGATAGCTCTACAACCAAGTATTCGCCTAGACATTTTAAGAAAGTGTCTGATTTTGGTTCAAGGGAAAGTACCATAGATATCGAGGGTCTTTTGATTTCTATTCCGAGTTCCGATAAAAGGCTGAAAAATAATATACAATCATTAAGGGATATTAAAAGCGTTTATATGGCAATGCGACCGGTTGAGTATACATGGAAATCCGGATATATCACGCAACACACAGGCTTACAGTTTGGTTTAATTGCGCAGGATTTAGAGAAGATTTTGCAGGATGCCGGATTGTCCGATAGCGGACTTGTACTAAAAGAAGATGCCGAAGAGGATGAAAAAGCAATTCACGGAGATTCAAAGACATGGAAAATCGACAAGGAAAATCTCCATGCAATGCACATTCAGATGATTCAAAATCAGCAAAAGGAAATCGAAGAGTTAAAGCGAGAAAACAAAAATTTGAGTGAACAGATGAAAGACTTTGAACAACGATTATCCGTGTTAGAAAGGAGTGTGAGCCATGCAGAAAATATATAGCCGCATCAATTGGGAGAATCTTCCCAGCGAAAAAACAGCGGTAAATGAATCTAATCTTAACAAGATGGACTTGGCAGTTGACAATCTGGATGATCGTATAGTTGCTATGGACGCGGCAAAAGTCGATCTTGTCAAGGCGAATGAACTTGTAAAGGAAATCCTTTGGAATGAACCTATGGGAGTGCTGACGGTCGTTAAGATGAATGGTTCACGAGCCGTGATTGATACCAAGTTGGAAAAGTTGGCGGTCAACTTCACATACAATCCGCAGACACAACAATTAGTAATCGCGCTTGACGATGGCACGGTGCAGAACGTGGATTTATCATCCTTGATTACAGAGTATGAGTTCTTAGATTCTGATACGATTGCATTCGAGATTACGGGTGGCAAGGTCAAGGCTATCGTTAAGAATGGTTCCATTACGGAAGATATGCTGCAGCCGAACTTCTTGGCAGATGTTAAAGTTGAAGCCGAAAAAGCGAAAGCATCAGCATCCGCTGCGGATGCGTCAGAAAAGGAATCCACGGTACAAGCTAATCTATCCAAAGAGTATGCGGATAAGGCCAAGGAATACAGCGATAACATTGATAAAAAAGCTCATCTGGCAACATTTGATGTGAATGAGGACGGCGAGCTGATCTATACAGATAACACAGCGGATGTGTTTACCGTTGATAATGACGGAAACTTAAATTGGGAGGTGGCTTAGAATGGCTATAGCAGGAAGAGTAGCAATCGTGCCAAAAGGCGATTGGAGCGCAGATGCTACATATAAGAGATTGGATGCAGTGACTTATAACAATACGCTTTATTTCGCAAAAAAGGAAGTGCCTGCAGGAACGGCAACAAGCAATACGGAATATTGGTCGAAGTCGATTGTGGGTGGTGCCGGTGCAATCGCAACGAAAGAGGATGCCGGGATTGTGAAACCGGCAGACGGACTTTCGATTGCAGAAGATGGAACCCTTAAGGTAAGCATTGATGGCACGACTCTTACAATGGATCAGGTCAACAATGTAATCAAGTTGGCGGATACGCTAAAGGATAAAATCGGAAGCGCACTGCAACCGGAAAGTATCGTAAATAACCAGGTAACAACAGAAACCGGGTATGCGCTAGACGCTAGACAAGCTAATCCGAATCTGGATGGTACGCTTGCAAAGCAGATAAGCGATTTAAACGGCAGTCTAAATAGTAAGAAAATACCATCATTTGGCATCGAAAACATATTTACTGGAAACCCGTTTTGTATAGTCAACAATGGTTCCGATGTAATAAGTGTACAAACCGATTGGGATATAGGCGATGGCGGCTATAGGGTCAAAAACATAAAGTATCCTGCAGGAACGGCTACTAATCTTACGGTCTCATTATCGTTACCTGCTAATAGCATTGTTATTGTTGATGTAAATACACTTAATGGAGAGAATATTGATATACAAGGTTCACTAATTCGATGCAATTTGTCAAATAGTGCATCAGTATGGAATCTATTCATTAGATTCACAGGACGTACAAGTCAGATATTATCTGATATTAGATATATGCCGTTAGTTATCCACTTAGGTTAAAGAAAGGAAGGTAATAAAAATGGACAAAATTATCCTGAAAAACAAAACAGAGTTCGAGGTTGCTGAAGGAGCGAGTCTCGGCAATATTCAGATTCAGTCGAAAGACTTTGATGGAATTAAAGCAATCACGGATGCTTTTACTGCAGACAACCTTGCGGAAGTCGCATTTACACACAATGATGAGGTATCTGGAAAGTATACCGATCTGAAGTGTGATGGGTTTACATACGCACCGAATACGGACGAGGCAGGTAAGGAAGATGGAACTTACACGGTTACTATCAGGCTGCGGACAAAGACGGAAATGGAAAAGGCAATTGATGAGCTTAAAGCAGGGCATGAAGCAAACGCAGAAGCAATCGAAGAACTGGCAAGCATTGCCGCAGAAAGTGAGGTGTAAGACATGGTTAAGTTTTATGTGCGCAGAATCTTGGTAGACAAGAAAATGACAATTGATGATGTACCGGAGAGATGGCGCGAAAAGGTGCGAGCAGAAATTGAAAAGGCAGAGCAGACAGCGTAAGGGGCATCTTTGGATGCCCCTTTTAAATTGGTACAAAATCAATCTTGGCATCCATTACAATATAGTTAGGAAACTTCGGAAGGAGTGAAATCATGTGGTCTAAAACTTATAACGAGCGTCGGCTTACCAGAGTTGAAGCGCGTGCTAAATCGAATACACACAGAATCGATAAACTAGAACCAATTGTTGAGGAGATACATACAATGAGTGAAACGATGGTGCAGTTGGTCGAGGAAGTAAAGCATACTAACGAGAATGTGTGCGCCTTGGATGAGAAGATTGATAGCATGGATGCTCGCGTCGATGTTATGGAACGCGCACCGGCAGAAGATGTTAAAAAATATAAGTCAGTCGCTATAACTGCAATCATCAGCACAATTTCCACGGCTCTTGCTATTGGTTTGGTTTCGATGATTGCTCAATATATCAAATAAGAAAGAAGAGGTATTTAATATGAAGAATTGTGTATTTAAAGCAAACGTAGACACTGTTAAATGGTTTAAGGCTGCCGGCATCCGTGCCGTTAAGACAATGGCACAAACTGCTGTTGCAGTGATTGGTACCGCCGCTGTAGTATCGTCCGTGGATTGGAAACTGGTTGTATCATCTGCAATTGTATCAGGCGTGGTATCATTGCTCACCAGTGTAGCCGGCATCCCGGAAGTTAAGGAGGAATAGCATGGCAATTACAAAAGCAATCAAAGCAATTGCAAAGCAGTTGTTTGCGAATCCGAAAAACTATGGAAATAAGAGAAGTTTAAAATCCATCAAGTACATCGTTATCCATTACACTGCCAATGACGGCGATACAGATGAAGCAAATGCGAAATACTTCCATAATAATGTGGTCAAAGCCAGCGCACATTATTTCGTCGATGATGATTCTTACACGAAGTCGGTGCCGCTTAAAAACATTGCTTGGTCCGTTGGTGGGAAAAAATATCCGAACTGTGGGAAGACAGGCGGTGGAAAAAAGTATGGACTTTGCACAAATGCCAACTCAATCAACATCGAGTTGTGCGATACTGTAAAGGACGGAAAAGCTGGAGCGTCAGCAGTAACGATTCAGAATGCTGTTACACTCACGAAAAAACTTATGAAGAAATATAACATCGATAAGGCACACGTTGTCCGGCACTTTGATGTAACTGGAAAAGCTTGTCCGGCATACTGGGTAGATGATAAGAAGTGGAAGAAAGAATTTTTGGACAAGCTATAGTTAGATGACACGAAAGATGACACGAAAATTAATAATCCAATAAATAAGCCGTTCTATAACTTTTGTATGAGGGTTCGACTCCCGTCTAGTCCACTA